GAAAGCGAACAAGCTCAACAAGCTCAAACTCACTCTGCGAAAGAAGCTGCCTTAAACCGTGACTGGCAAGAAGAAATGTCAAATACAGCACGGCAAAGAGAAATGGCAGATTTAAAAAAAGCAGGATTAAACCCGATGTTGGCAACAATGTCGGGAGCTTCAACACCATCAGGTGCACAAGGACAAGCTTATGCAGCGAAAGGGACTAAAGGATCTGATGCTAGTAGCGCTAGCGCTCTTATGCGCGATATTTATGCTAAACAGCGTGATAAAGCGAAAGCGTCAATTTCTAAAGATAAAAGCGCAACAAAACTTAACGAGACCGCAGAAAAAGTAGAAAAAGAAAAAGTTCAGCTCATACAAAACAATGCAAAAGTTGCCAAAGAAGAAGCTGAAATTAGAAGACACAATAAAGCGGGAGCAAAAGTCGAAGCTGATTTCCAAAATAAATTTGGGAAATGGGACAGAGGCCTAAATGCGCTTATGAACTTATTAGGTAAAGGTCTTAGCTCAGCCAATCAAGTTAAAGGGTTATTACCAAGCTTAGGAGGTGGATCAAAAATGAAGCCACTAGACCCAGAAAACCTAACGCCGTATCAAAAAGCTCGTCAAAGAGCGAGAAAGAACAGAAAAAAAATGAACCAAAAATATTACAACGATTAGGAGAAAATCATGTTTGGATTACCAGAAAAAAGAAAACGCTCACAGTTAAAATGTGAAGACCCAAGTCTCACAGATCAATCAATGAAAAATGCATGTGATATAAATCACATAATTGATTACTACTCAAAAACGGGAACACTACCGCACTTTAAAGAGAAGGTGCCGAGATACATCGACACTACACAATTGCCAAACTTAATGACAGCGTTTGACACGGTAAATCACGCTAAAACCTTGTTCGCAGAACTCCCACCGAAAATTCGAAAACTCATGGATAACAACCCAGCGAATCTCGAAGGATTTCTGTTAGATCGAGAAAATCACGACATGCTAATTAAAGCCGGAGTTTTATCTACTCCGGAAAAACCAGAAGCGTCAGCAGAGCCCGTAAAAGCTCCCTTAGAGAAGGATGGCTCCTTGAACGAGGAAGCTTAAAGGCCTTGGGCATATACCCACTTGATAGTATATGCCCACTGACAGCTTAGCTGTCTAAACTTTGGAGAAAAGCTATGGCTTATCGTAAAAAAATGTCTCGCAAGAGATCAAAAAAATCCTTCAAAAAAGGATTAGGAACCAACAGAAAAAACCTTCGTGTATCCCCACACCGTGGTGGGATACGTTTGTAATGTGTTTGTTCCCATGGAAAGCCTCTCTTCCACAGGAAGGGGGGCGTCCATTTCCAACACCTGAAGGAGAATTAGCACTTCCGTGTGGAAAATGCATGGAATGCCTTACACTCCGGGCCTTTCACTGGGGAACCCGTGCAAGACACGAAATATCTGAACATTCAGATAACTGTTTCTTAACTCTCTCTTACAACGATGAAAATCTAAAATCAGAAATACTAGACAAAAAACCATTCCAAGATTTCTTAAAAAGACTAAGAGAAAAAACAGGGAAAAAACTTAAATACATGGCTAGCCATGAATACGGAGAGAATTATAAAAGACCACACCATCATGCAATTATCTTCGGATATAATCCGCCCGATCAAAAATTCCTTAGGAAAACAAAATCAGGACATTCACTCTTTACTTCGGAAGAATTAGAGGAACTATGGGGATTAGGCTATCACTCTATTGGCACTGCCAACGAAAAGACCGCCTATTACATCGCCAGTTATGCTCTAAAGGCGAAAGAACACATAATCAATGGTGAGGTAGTCAAAGACTCTTTTAATGTCTCTACACGCCCAGGAATAGGCCTTAGCTACCTAGAAAAAAACTATAAACAATTAATAGCTTCGGGAGATCCGCTCCCAAGATATTATCAGAAAAAATTATATGATATTGATCCAATAGCTTTGCAAGAGTATGAAAATAAACAACTAGAAAAAGCTAAAGAAAAAAGTTCATATAAAAAACTTGCCAAATACAAAATCGGTATGGCAAAGAACAGCCATCAATCTCACGAATATCGTTCTGCTCCCGATAGAAAAAGAGATAGGTATTACGAAAAACAATTACAACATCAAGCAGAAAGTGAAGCACACCTCTGCAAACAGGAGAAACACAAATGAAAGTATTCACGGTACACGATTCAAAAGCAGCCTTTTATCAAAACCCATTCATCATGAGAAATGCGGCTGAGGCCGTTCGTGGTTTTGAACAGGTAGTAAAAGACGCATCTACACAGTATTACAAAAGCCCAGCAGATTACACCCTTGTGGAAATTGGTGAATTCGACCAAGATCTCGGAACAATAAAACCTGCCGATTTGAAAATAATTTGTAATGCTCAGGATTTAGTTACAGAATAATCAATATTAATTTAAAAAGGGGGGCAGACAATAGCCCCCTATATTTGGAGTTATCAGATGAAATCAGTTATGACACCACAAGAACGCTTTGCTAGGGTTTCAACCCCACAAATTCAACGGTCAACGTTTGACCGTTCACATGGTTATAAAACAACATTCGACGCTGGGAAACTTATACCTATATTAGTCGATGAAGCCCTTCCGGGTGATACGTTTAATTTAGATTGCACTGTATTTGGAAGACTTAACACACCTTTAAAACCCATCATGGATAACATCATGTTAGATGTTCATTTCTTTTCTTGCCCAATAAGATTAGTTTGGGACAATTGGGAAAAAATGAATGGCCAACAAGATGACCCGGGGGATTCAACCGACTTTATTATGCCGATAATAGCTGCTCCAGCAAGTGTCGGGTACTTAGAAGACACAATTTTCGATTATTTCGGGATTCCAACTAATGTTGCAGACCTAGAACACCGAGCAGATCCGCTGCGATGCATGAATTTAATTTATAACGAATGGTATAGAGATGAAAACTTGCAAAATTCAGTCACCGTCAATAAAGATAACGGACCAGACGCCTCGACTGATTACGACATCCTCCCAAGAGGAAAAAGAAAAGACTATTTCACATCCGCCCTTCCATGGGCTCAAAAAGCAGACCCTGTTACCATCCCGTTGGGTACTTCCGCTCCCGTCGTTTCGACAGGGCTCACCATCAAAATCACGGATACAGCAGACACCGCCGGGCCAAGGTCGGTTCTCTCAGGTGTTGGTGGTTCTGGGAGCCTCTCTATGTCTGGCTCTCCCTTTGGCGTTTCTACTTCGATTGCTTTTGACGACACTTTCGATTCACTTGAGGCCGATCTCTCAACTGCTACAGCAGCAACTGTTAATGCATGGAGAGAAGCTTTTCAATTACAAGCTCTTTATGAGCTCGATGCTCGTGGAGGAACAAGATACATTGAGAATATTAAAAATCATTTTGGTGTTACTTCTCCAGATGCTAGGCTTCAACGACCCGAATACTTAGGTGGGTATACTACAAATATAAATATTAATCCCATCTCTCAACAAAGCGAATCAGGAACAACCCCTCAAGGTAATTTAGCTGCAATGGGTACATTCTCACACTCTAAAAAAGGATTTATTAAATCCTTTACCGAGCATGAAATCATTTTAGGATTTGTTTCAGCTCGGGCAGACTTAAACTATCAACAAGGCCTAAATCGAATGTGGTCAAGATCCACAAGGTTCGATTTCTACTGGCCATCATTGGCCAATTTAGGTGAGCAAGCAATCCTCAATAAAGAACTATACGCTGATGGTTCTGCCGCAGACGATGACGTTTTCGCCTACCAAGAAAGGTTCGCGGAATATAAATATAAACCGTCCATGGTTACCGCTGCTTATAGATCAGCTCATTCAGCATCATTAGACATCTGGCATCTTGCGCAAGATTTTGCTTCACTACCAACACTTAACTCAACATTCATAGAAGAAAATCCACCGATTGACAGAGTCATTGCTACACCGGCGGAGCCTCAATTCACTATGGATTGCTATTTTAAACTTATATGCGCTAGACCGATGCCAACTTACGCGCTTCCAGCATCATTTACTAAACTATAGGAGTGTGTAATGGGATTTGGATTAAAAAGCATAGCAAACTTAGCTACCGGAGGACTTGCGAACTCGGCTACTGCAGCAGGCTTCGATCCATTAAGTGCCGGTTTATCCGGCATTCCCTTTATAGGGGAAGGATTCGCTGCTCAACAACAACAAAAGTTCGAAAGCGAACAAGCTCAACAAGCTCAAACTCACTCTGCGAAAGAAGCTGCCTTAAACCGTGACTGGCAAGAAGAAATGC